ATCACGCCCATCTAGAACGATGGCGAGATAATGGCGTGCCACCTTGCCACCCTTGGACAGTAGTCCCTTATCTGCTCCCGATGTCTCCACAATTTCCTTAGCCTTGGCGATTTTCATATCGGCAACACTGGCGAGCAAGAAATAGGAGCGAAGCGCCACTAGTCCATTCTGTCCCTTGGTTTCGGTTTCTGCCGAAACCGCTTTTGTCCATGCTGTACTGTCGCCCAAGTTCTCGGCGTTAATGTTGGGGACCGTTACGGCTCCCCCTACTTTGGTTGACTCTATTTTCATTTCGGTTCCTATCTGTTTGGTCAGGGCGTGTTCCCTGATGAAAAGAACACTAGAACATGAAGGTAAGAAGAAGGTAAGAAATAGGTAAGAATTGTGTTACAGTTATGTTACAAAATGACTCCTGCGAGAATGCCCCTAGATCGGCGATCTCGCCGAGAATGACCCGATATGACCCAACGAAACCCGAGACGCTCCTGAGCGATTCTGAGCAGACCTAGGAGAACAAATGTTCGTATGCATAATTATGCATGACGACTGTATATGTAGAGTCTACATTTAGCGCCCCAATAATACTTGCACACTACAACTATTCTTCGCACCCTAGCCGAGAGCCTGCCCGAAATGTATAGCCTACATTCATGGGGGGCACAAATGTATACCCTACATTTTCACTGTAAGTTTCTACAGAAACCCCTGCACAAGTGTATGCCATACATATGTATGGGGTACACATTCACACAAACAAACAATACCCTGCACACACCCGAGGGGGGATAGTGGGTGCCCACGCCCATATACTAGTTAGGGTCCCTAATAACCCGTAGCCGTGTGACTAAGTTTATATGATTGGGTCCTAAGGGCTTGTCCACGCCATTGGGGGTACCTAGTTGAAGGAAACTGCTGGTCAAATATAATATTGTGTTAGTATTTGCGACTTGGTGCGTACTGTAGGAAATGCGTGACGCATTTCTTTAGCACTGCTGTCCCACTAGAGTACATTCCTGTGGATAACTCGTAGGTGGATGTGACCCAGTAGTACAGTTCGTTCTCTGCTACTAGGTATCCTACGGCACTTAGGATACATGTTTCGTGGGTGGCGTTTGGCTGATGCCAATCGTCACCCATACTGTAGTGATCTTCCCAAAAGATTTCTACTAGTGGCGGGATTTTGGGGTTTTTCTTTTTTACCATTTTGTTTTGTCTGCCCAATATGCTGCGGACATCTTGCCTTTGGCAATATTGCCCGCGTGTCGTGCTTTGAAGGACTCTCGTCTTGCCTTAGACGCGGACGATTCTCCCACTTTTTTGGGTGAGCCACTGACTCCTTGTTGACCAAACCTAATTAGTTTAGTTTGGTCGCCTTGTTTTGCTAGGACTGCATGTGATTTGGTGGGGTGTGATGGTGTGCGCTTGGGCGCATTGTATCCTTTGAAGGTTTCTTTACCACGCTTAATTGCCATTACTTCTTCTTCCGTGCTGCCGCACCTGCTTTGCGGGCGGCTGGTGTGTTGGGTACGAACTGTTGTCCACGCTTCATGCCTTGACGCTTCGCTTCACTAGTAGCCTTGTACTGTGAGTCTGTTAGTTTGGCGATTGCTTTCTTGGGTAGATACCGTTCGCCTGTGGCGGACGGTCCTACTGTGGATGGCTTACCTGATTTTGTTTTCCATTCCTCTTTAGTCCACTTAGACAAGTTGCCTTGGGCTTTGGTCTTTGGACCAGTATATGATCCCCCAGCCTTCTTATATTTTTGTGCGGCTAGTTGCGCTTTACGCGCCGACCATTCCCCAGCATCTCCCCCTTTGGAACCTGCTTTGACTTGATCAACAATCTTTTTACGCAAACTAGGATTACTATAACTAGCCATTACTTTTTCTTTTTTGCGGAACCGTGCGATTTGCCAGCCATCATCGTGCCATCAGGCATACGATGAAAATGCGTTGGTGCTTTCTTCTTTGCTACTGCCTTCTTCTTTGCTACCATAATACCCCCCGTTTGTCCACGCCTTATTGTACTATACTATATTATATGGGAATGGTATCATACCACTTCGTTATATGATACCATTCTATACTATAAGGGAACTATAAATATTTCCCCCCCTACCCCCCCACAATCGTTCGGTAAGACTACCGAACGATTGATAACTAGTATGGCACAAGAAATCAGCGAGGACAACACCCCCCTATTGGACTCGCGCCAAACACAATACATAGAATGGCTAGTAACCCCATCGCCTGAGAGGACCCCCCGAACTCAGGGCGAACTAGCAAAACTACTAAAAGTTGATCCCACTACCCTTAGGCGATGGGAGAAGAAGCCTGCCTTCAAGAAGGAATGGGATTCTAGAGTAAACGAGATTCAGGGTTCTCCTGAGCGCACCCAACGATTGTTGGATGCGTTGTACGGCAAAGCATTAGAAGGCGACAATCGTGCTGCACAATTATATCTACAAGCCACTAATCGGCTCATCCCAACTACTATCACTGTCCAAGGAAACTCTGCTAGTGAACTTTCCGATAGTGATTTGGATAAGTTGCTTGCTAGTATGGCTAGCCGTGAACAATCAAAGAGATTGCGTGTCGTCTAATAAAACGAACGAATGTCCTATTTGTGGGGACGAATATCCAACCACCCTTGGTGGTTGTCCTTGGTGTCTACTAGAAAAATCTAAAACAAAGGAATATGACGATGAGTATTAGCAACTACGGTGAACTAGCATTATTGAATACATTGCGCGGAACTTCGTATTCTGCTGCTGGTTCGTATGTGAAACTACATTTGGGCGATAGTGGTGAAGATGGTACGCTTAATGCGGCGGCTAATACTTCACGCCAGTCCATTACCTTCTCAGCGGCTTCTGCTGGGGCTATGGCGACCTCTAGTGGGGCGACATGGACCAATGTGCCAAACACGGAAACTTACACGCACTGGTCGTTGTGGGATGCCTCTACTGCTGGCAACTGTTTGTGGACTGGTGCATTGTCCGCTAGTGCCGCTGTTGTTGCTGGTGACACTTTTCAGATTACCTCTTTGACTTTGACATTGGACTGATTGAATGACAACTAGTTTCCCTACTGGTCTTGATGCTTTGACGAACCCCACAGGGGCTTCGTCTTTGACATCTCCTGACCATGCTGGTCAGCACGCTGATGCTAATGATGCTATTGAAGCATTGGAAGCCAAGGTTGGCGTGAATGGTTCTGCGGTGACTACATCGTTGGATTATAAGATTACTAACATTAATGCGTCTAATCTTGCTAGTGGTACTGTTCCTAGTGCGCGTGTTGCTGGTGCTTATACTGGTGTCACCAGTGTCGGCACTTTGGGTTCGTTGGCTGTGACGGGTGATATTACTCGTGGCGGTGTTTCGTTACCCCGTGGTGTCATGGCTTTTACTAAAGCCACAGCGTCTGGATCAATAAGTAATGAAGCAGTGCAAATAACTGGTTCATCTTTTACCGCTGTCGCAAACCGTTATTACAAGATCACTTATTACGAGCCGTCACTTAATAGCGCATTTAGCGAAACGGATACTGTTATAGGTAGAATAAGACTTACAAACCTTGCAGGTGCGGTACAACAGACAGCAAATTCGTTTGTTTGGTATACTCCAACGCCCGAGGACATGACTTGTGTTGCTGTCACAACTCTCACCGCTGGCACTGTCAACCTCGTTGCTACTTTGCAACCTAGTAACTTCCCCATACAGGCTACTCGTAGTGCTACTCAGTATGCGTTCCTTCTTGTTGAGGACATCGGAGCAGTATAATGGCAACTAACTTTCCCACAACACTAGATAGTTTAACAAACCCATCCGCAGGCAACACACTAAACTCACCTAGCCATAGTACGCAACACGCCAACAGCAATGATGCTATTGAAGCACTACAGGCTAAGGTGGGTGTTGATAGTTCTGCTGTTACCACTAGCCTTGACTATAAGGTTCGTGTTGGTAACCCTGTTGGTGAGATTGCTATGTGGAGTACGAACACTGCACCTACTGGCTGGTTGCTATGTGATGGTACTCCTGCTAACCGTTCTACTTATTCGGCTTTGCATAGTCTTATGCAAGCCGCAGGATATCCTTATGGTGCTGGTAATGGTAGCACTACTTTTGGTATTCCTAATCTTCAAGGTAAGTTCCCTGTTGGTAAGGATGCTAGTGCCGAGTTTGATACGCTTGGTAAAACTGGCGGTGGCAAGACCAACGCCTTGGGTGTTAATAATCTTCCTGCCCATAATCATACTGGTAGTGCTTCTGTCACTGTAAATGATAATGGGTTGGATGTTTTATATAATGCTGGTAGTTACACTACTGGATATATTACTGGACGAGATGCAAACAACGATGGTATTATTGATGGCACTAGTAATACTTTTGGTATTGCTGTTGGTTCTGCTACAGAACATGGTCATACTAATAGTGCTTCAGTAACTATCAACACTAGTGGTGGTAACGGCACAGCCACAGGTGATGCTTTTACTAACTTGCCACCTTACTTCGCTATCAACTTTATTATCCGTTTCTAAGTACGAGCCACATGAGCAGGACTTATAACGAAATAGGATTACTATTTAGTAATGCTGGCTATGACTATAGTGGTGTAACTTCTTTTAGTCGTACCGCAAACGATGGTGCTGGTACTGGTTCATCTATTTCCATTAGGGTCATCACTAGATTCGGTATTGCTACTGCTAGTGGTTTAGGTTCTTCTAGTTCTAGTTCTACTAGTATTTCTGCGATGCGGCGTACCGCATCTGCTAGTGGTGTCGGTTCGGGTTCTACTACGACTTTTATTTCTAAAGGTGCCGAGGCATCTTCTAGTGGTCTAGGCTCTAGCACTAGTGTGGCGTTGCGTAGTGTTGTCCGTTCTAATCAAGAAGGTAATGGTTATGGTACGCAAAGTGCTACTGGTTTGCATATTAGAATTGTTGTGTGTACTGGTGCTGGTATCGGCAGTCAATCCGCTAGTCGGCTTATTACTAGGATTGTTAACGCTAACGGTTCTAGTTTAGGTGCTGGTTCTGCTATTAGACTTCATACTGCTATTAGAAGTGTTACCTCTAGTGGTACTTCTACGGAAACAGTTATCCGCATTACAACTGCCAAGCGTACTAGCACATCTAGTGGTAATGGTACAACCGAAGTTGCTATACCTAAAAATGCTGGTCGTACTTTGAATGATAGAATTAGAATGACTCCCGTTTGGGATAAACGCAAACCAAAATATATTCGCCCTAGGCGTTAGGATGCAATGGAACTTCATGAACTTGTCCACGAACGAGAGTGGCGTTTATGTCGCGGTCCTGAGGACGCGACAACAAATGATTTACTTGTAGCGTTCTCACATTTCTGTGAGAACTATTGGTTCATCAAACACCCTGAGCGTGGACGAATCAAGTTTGATATGCGTGAAGCGCAGATTGAAACGATACGCTCTTGGATGGATAACCGCTACAGTGTTGTGCTGAAAGCGCGTCAGATTGGTTTCTCTACTTTGGCTGCAGCCTACTGTTTTTGGTTGACTTTTTTTCAGTCCGACAGATTCGTGATTATGCTATCAAGAACTGAACGCGAAGCAATGAAGTTGCTTCAGAAGTCCAAGTATGGTTATCGTTGGTTGCCTGAGTGGATGCGTGTGCGCGGTCCACGATTGCTGACGGACCATCAACTTAAGATGGTTTTTGATAACGAGTCTGCGATTGAATCGTTGCCATCTAGCAACGATCCTGCTCGTGGTGAATCTGTGTATCTAGTTGTCGTGGACGAGATGGCGTTCTTGCCTAACCCTGATGAGGCTTGGGCTTCTATTGAACCGATTGCCGATGTGGGTGGTCGCGTGATCTGTTTGAGTACCGCTAATGGTAGCGGCAACTTTTTCCACAAATTGTGGGTTGGTTCACAAACTGGCACTAACCAGTTTGTTGGGGTGTTTTGGTCTTGGGATGCTGGTGACCGTAATCAGGACTGGTATGAGGTTAAGCAGAAAACTCTTCCTAGTTGGCAGTTGCATCAGGAATATCCTAGGAACCCTAATGAGGCGTTCATTAAGTCGGG